CACTTCACTCGTAATGAAGTGGTTGCGAGTTCGATTCTCGCCAGCAGCTCCAAAAGTAAAAGCCTTGTAAATGCTGTAATTTCAAGCATGTATAAGGCTTTTTTATTTCAGCAAAAGGCAACAAACGATATGGCTAATGGTCTAATTTGGCACGAATTGACATACGAAATGTTGCACCTAGTGTTGCACCTTATACTTTGCCGTAGTTGAAACAAGAAAAAATATAATATATAATCACCATCGAACGTACATAGATGACCTTTGGGCTCTATGTCTAATTTAGGACTGGGCAGTGTGATGCTCTACCCACATATACCCATGAATATGTGGTTCTGCGCCGCCTAAAAGCTAGCATATACGGCGGTAGCAAGATAATAACGGTAACTATGGGCGAGAAATTGCCCACAGCAGACCTTTATTATATAGCGTTTATAGTAGTAGTCGCTGCACTAATCAGCAGGCGGAAGAGGCTATAAACTTAATAGCACCTAGCGATAAGACGCTCGCGGAATGCCAGCGCTGTAAGTCTAGGAAAGGCCAGAGAGAACCGTACTGATTGCGGTTGAGAGATGCTTCCGCTATGGTGGCATCTTTTACTTTATAAAAGCAACTATTGAAATAATCAATAGCAAGAAATTTAAAATTGATGATATAATTAACTGATAAAAAAGGAAGGAGGCAAGTAATATGTTAAAAGCTATAGATGTTGCTAATTTCTTTATTTATCTATTAAGCGATAAAGAAGATGAAGAAAACGATTTAACAAATATGAAGCTTAATAAGCTCACATATTATGCACAAGGCCAGTTCCTAAAAACAAACGGAAAACCTTTATTCTCAGAAGGTATAGAGGCATGGATACACGGTCCAGTAGTCCCTTCGGTTTATTGCGAATTTAAAGAAAACAAAAATAATCCTATAAAAAACTTTAGCGGTGATTTTGATATATCTAAATACACTGACGAAGAAAAAGAAGTGATGTTCGATGTAGCTCTTGATAAAGGCAGGTACAGTGCAAGCACGTTAAGGGACATGACGCACAAACCAGGGGGACCATGGGCACAACGCTATAATGGAAATCGACACGTAGCCATACCGAACGAACTAATAAGGGAGTATTTCTGCAAGCATGATGTTTTAGAACCCTTAGAGTTAGATTTATCGGATTGCGAGGTAATAGGGCATAGGGATAATGACGGGTATCTAGTTTTGCCTAAAGAATATGACTATTAAAGAATGGGAGATTCATTGGGCTTTTGTTAAATTTGAAGACTCAGACGAGGTAAAGCGAAGACCTGTATTGATTATAAATAAATCAAGGGCAGCTATTGTTAGTCTTAAAATGACAGGAACCGACAGAGGAGACGATGTACGAGAATGTCGTATTGATGAGTGGAGGGAAGCTGGGCTTTCCAAGCCAACGTCTATTAGGTTAGATAAAATCTTGCATTTGCAAGAATCTGACCTGGATGGAAAAATCGGAGAACTTCAAGAAAGAGACAAATTAATAATCAGACTAAGGATGAGTAAAAGATAATAAACGCACGGCTTAAGCCGCGCGTTTTACTTTGCGTTTATCATATCCCAGCTATCATCTAGACTATCTAATGTTGTATGTGTATAGATATTAGCAGTCATCTTAATATCAGAGTGCCCCATCAAGTATTGAGCGGTACGAATATCAACACCTTTCTTTTGGAGATTAGTACAATACGTATGCCTGAGTGAATACGTGGATAAATCATCACCGAAAGGATAAGGTGGTATAAGTTGATTCCTATACATCTTGCAGCCCATCTCTATATTTATATCTCGCACGAGACTTTTCCAGGCAAACAATCTCTTTTTGTGGGATAAAGTATTGTTCTGAGATGTGGTGATTAAATAGCCGGTAGATCCGGTGAGTAAATCACTTAACATATCTGGAAGAGGTACATATCTATCGGCCGCTGCACTCTTAGTTCCTCGTACGTGAATATATTTACGTTCTTTGCTAACAACTATATCTTCATACTTTACCCTCGCTACCTCAGAAGGGCGGCAGCCACATAGGTAAATAAGCATAAAGTATATAGCGTACTGGTGCTTTAAAGCACATTTAACAAATACCTCTTGCTCCTCAGAGGTTAGAGAGCGCCTTTTATTCAATGTACCCGTAGGTTTAGATATATCTGCAGCTGGATTAGAATTAATCAAACCGTTATCCACAGCTTTTCTAAATATAAAATTAAGTTTCTGATAAACTTGTCCTATAGTGTATTTGCTCATACCCTCATACTTATTAATAAGAGATTGGCACATTATAGGGCGCACGTCCTTAAGTTTATAATGACCAATCTCACTAACTATATATTTCTCTGTAAAATCTAAATACCTATCACGAGCATCTTCGCTAGAACTAGTCTTGTAAGTCTCAATACATTTCCTAGCCCAGTCTCCAAGCGTCATATTAGAATTAATAATCACATGGTTAGCCTTAAGATCCTCGAGCCTTTTCTGATATTTCATTCCAAGCTCTAGCTCAGAGTTTGCCCGGATATAATACCGCTTGCCATCATATGTAAATGTTTTAGTAAATTTATATCTTTTCATCAAGCCCTCGCAGCTCTTACGTTACCGTAAAATAACAATATCGTCGGGGTGCCTAACGGTTATCTGAGGTATACCGTTAGATAATTCAACCTTTCCATATACAGCAATTGTGCACTGGTAGTAGTCGCAGTGATTATCTGCAAATCTATAAAGACAGTCATCAGGAACAAAAACTTGAAATCTGTTTGAATTACTAGCATTACTTCCCATATATAGATACACACCATCCTCGCGGTCATCGTCTTGAGAAACAACATCGCCTTTAATGCATGCATTAGTACCTATAAGAGAACGCGCCTCAGTCCAATCAACAGCATCTTCTTTCGCTTCTTCAATTATCCTATGTTCTTCAAAATCTCTATCTTCTTCCTTATCCTGGCTGCTTTCTTTGATCACTTTATGGGCTGCTGAATTTTTAGCGTGCTGTTTATTATATCGGTCAGTGGAAACTGCCCAGATAAGTCCTAAAAGGAATACAGCTATTACACATAAAACATATCCTCTAAAAGCCTTCATGATAGACCTCCTAATTAATTCCACATCTACACATACTTATGCAATACTCCGACACATCGCCCGATTATTCTCACTTCTTCGTAGTCAGTAACCATCGCATGATACTCAGGATTACAAGGGTTAAGTATCAACGTGTCGCCATCCTGCGTAACTCTCTTTAGAGAAGCTTCGTTGTAATCTAATCTTTCAATCGCATATATTTGATCTTGAACAAAATCATAAGACTTTGAAATAAAGACTATATCTCCATCATAGATATTGGCACCAATCATACTATCCCCGTGTACCTTCAGGCAGTAATCCGCTTTAACATCTATATCTACTATAAACGTACCCTGGTAATCATCTTCACATACAACACCATCTCCTGCGCATATAGTTCCCATGATAGGGAGCTTGTGCGCTGAAGGCAGAATGATGTTAGATGGAAGAGGTCGATCTGACTGAACAGATTCTTTGTTGTGCTCCTCTATAAGATCAGATTTTTCTATATTGAAATAATTAGCCATCAATTCAATTTTATCTATTCTTGGATAAGTATTTGCCTTTATCCAATCTGTAAAGGTGGTGTATTTTATTCCGAGATCCTGGCAAATATCATTTCTAGTTTTGTTGTACAAATCCATATAGTACTGAATGTTTTTTGCCATTATTTTTTTGTTGCCTAATTGTGTGCTCATTATCCACCTCCATTTGATATGAAAATAATACGCTAATCTCGTAAAAAACACAATAAAATTTTGAAAAAATTACGAAAAAACCGTTGACAAGACGGTTTAACCGTAATATACTCCAATTATCAAATGAAGAAGAAGCGAGGTGAGCAAGTTGAAAAATGATAAACTGACGCTTAAATCAGTTAGAGTTTTAAGAGGATACACACAGGTTGAGGCGGCTAAATTGATTGGAATTAGCCCAGACACCCTGTCAAATTATGAATGTGGGAAGAGCTATCCAGATATCCCTATTCTCAAAAAGATTGAAGAGGTATATCAGATAAGTTACAACGATATTATTTTTTTAGTTTAAAATTACGGTTTAACCGTATAAGAAGAGCGAGAGCTGAAGAGGTTTAAGAATGAAACAATCAAAAAAGAAAATAGTTCTTAAAGTAAGAAATATAAAAATTGAATCAGTTAACCCGGGAATTATAGGGTTCATTGGTGATTTTTTATCCGAAATTCCATTTTGGATAGATGGAGCCCTAATGCGCCTCAAAAAATCAAAGCACAAAAACTTAATAGAGTTTTGCATCAGCTGTATTTCGGCAGTAATAGGAAGTCTCTTAGCCCTCCTTATTTTACGAAAAAATGGGTGGCTATAAGAGAAGTTATAAAAGCTACAACAATAGGGGTTGCTACCGATTTAAAAACAAACTCTATAAGTTCAGATAAAAGGTCCTCTCGATAAAAAAGACCTTTGCAAGAAATGTCGAAATAAGAAGGTAATCCATTCTGATCCATCTTAAGCTCAGAAAGAAAATTGTGCTCATGGAGAGAAATTACTGCTTTTACAACTTTATCTACAGAATTTTTCTCTACTAAATCATTGAGGTCATTGTAACTGTGAACGTTTTTATTTCGACAGCGATTCAGAATCGTTCGTCTAATACCTGTTAGTAAGTACATGTTAAAACTCCTTTTTTAAACAAAAATTACACTGAAATTATATCAGAAAGGAAAAACAAAATGGAATCACCAATTGTTAAATTAAGAGCCACAGAAAAAATGCTAGAAGAAACTCGAAACGAACTAGCTCGCACAAGAGAAGAACTGCACAATGCCAAAGAGGAAGTTAAAAGATTAACACCTAATAGCGAACCAAAATGTGGAATAAAAAACATAACCATTTCAAATTGTGTTCTAAAAGAAGCTCAAATTGTTACTGAGATACAAGAGTTGCTAGCTGATGAAATTAAGGCTCGACTATCAAAGGGTGTGTGTACAAGAGAAATTGCGCAGTTGGTCGAGCCTTTGGCCAAACTGAGGATTAAAGGCTAACAAGAGATTATATATTAAAAAACTCAAAAAATAGGAGAAAAACATAATGGATATAAACACCACAAGACAAATTATCTGTACAGCAATAAGAGACACCCTACACGCAATGAATACATGCAAGGACCTCGACATGATAATCGTTACACCAGATAAGGACGAAGTCCTACTGTCATACGGAGATAAGGCACTGCGCGTAGATATCCAGGATATCCCGGAAGAAGAACTACCGAGATTCTTAATCGCAAAAATTAACTATGAACAGAAGATGACGCTAAATGACTATCAGCACGAAACGCTGAGGACAGGAAAAGAAGTAGGCGTAATCGAATCTGTAATGGGAATGTGCGAAGAAATCGGAGAAGTGGTCGGCAAAATCAATAAGGCTACATTTAGAGGACATGATGCGGATGTGGGAGAGCTAATTGATGAACTAGGGGATGTTCTTTGGTACTTATCGATAACCGCATATAACGTAGGTGTACCGCTAGAATCAGTTGCAAAACTCAACCTAGCAAAGCTAAAGCTAAGATACCCAGATGGATTCGACATAGAAAGATCCAAACACGAAGAGGAATAAAAATGGATAGGCAAGCAATATTAAACGATCTTAAAAAAGAATATGGTAGCTTTCCGACTATATCAGATATATCAAGATATCTAAAAATTAGCCGTGCAAGTGTAAGAGACCTAATGAATGGCGTTGAGTGCTTGCCGGACGGAAGAAGCAAGAAATATTTTGCAGGGGATGTAGCAGACAAAATATACAAGAACAGGAGCATGTAATGAGCAATAAAGAGTTATTCAAAGACATATTTTCGGACGAGGAAGGTAACTTCAAGGTAATAAACCTAATCGGAACTATCTGCTTATCACTGCTATTTCCTATGCTGCACATATTTCTATATGCGCTAGGGTGCAGATAAAAGCGAGGTTAAACGTGGATAAGTTTAAACCTATTGAACCTTGCATTATCAAAGTGATTAAGCTAGCGCATGAAATGGTCGATAGCGGTACGATTGCAGGAGCAAAAATAACAACATCAGATGGATATGTAAATCTTAAACGCATGAATGGCAAGGTAACTGTACAAAGAGAGGCACGATATGGATGTTGAAAGACGAAGAAAATATTTTAAAGGAATTGTATCCGAATCAGCTATTACTAGAGAGTTTACTGATCATGAAGAACCTAGACTAGTAGTATGCGAAGAAAAAAGTGTGTTGTCAAATATAGAACCTTGGAGCGATGAAGAATTACAAACAATTACATTCGATTAGGAGACTAGCCAAATGATGGAATATTACAAAACATGTGCTTTTCCAAAGCCGCAGACCAGGAAGAAAAAGAAGAAACAAAATGGATATAAGGATAAAGCAAGTAGATTCTGCGTGTATTGCGGAAAACCTTATGCCGAAAGACACGAGGTTTTCGGAGGGTCTAACCGCCAAATAAGTATAGATCTAGGCTTTCAAGTGGACGTGTGCCACGAGCACCACGAAGAGCTGCATATGAACTGCAGCGAATGGGCACAAGAAGAGAACACTAAACTAAGACGCTTTTATCAAAAGAAATACGAAGAAGAAAAGATAGACGAAGGAATGACACCAGAGCAAGCGCGTAATGACTGGATGATCCTTATAGGAAGGAACTATTTATGAGTAGATGGAAATCAACGACAACCATCCCAAGTATAAATCTAAATGTAAATCAAATCCTACATAAGGCAGATTCAATAGATGACACATTAACATATGAGTCTGAACAAAAAGGCTTTGCTTATGTAGCAAATAAGGAAGAATTCTTAATTCTGAGTGCGTCAAATGGATACCTCAGAATGACGTATGAAGAGCTTGAAGTAATAAGAAAAGAAATAACAGGAATCTTAGAGGAAGTAGATAGGAAAAGATGGTAAACGTAGGATGTGTGTGTGACAGGTGCGGACACGAACACGGAGCACCTAATGACAACAGGTCGTTTCGCTGGTGCAGGCGAATTAAGGGGACCATCTGTGGTAAATGTTGTAGTGAATGCGAATACTGTAATGATTGGCGGTGCACCTACGATCCAGCAGGAAGAGAAAAAATGCGAATGCTGGTATACGCAAACAGGGAAGCCGAAAGAAGAATCTTAAAAAATAAAGACATTATTAAAAAGGTAAGCGCTACAACAAGAAGAATGATTGAACAAGTTAATGAAAACCTAAAAGCGGAGATAAACGCTAGAGAAGAAGCATACGACAAACTACGCGCCAGGGAAGGCGAAGAACCAGAAATGTTTTAAGGAGGAATAACATGTGCTACGGAATAAATTACTACGGAACAAATGACCCACTGGAAGATAATATATCCCTATATATAAAACGGGAACTTGAGGAAAGATTACCTAAGTTATTTTTTATATCACAGCCAATGGCTGACAAAACAGATGTAGAGATAGCTGCAGAAAGAACAATGATTAAAGAAAGAATTAAAAGAGAAATTAACCCTGCGGCAATCTTTATAGATTCTGTGCTGGATAGAGAAAAGATAAAAAATGAAATCAAAAATAAGAACGTGAAATCGGAATCACTATACTATCTAGCAGAATCGCTAAAACTATTATCTACTGCAGATATGGCGGTATTTGCTACGGGCTGGGAAGAAGCTAGAGGCTGCAGGATTGAAGAAGCGGCCACTAATGAGTACGGCATAAAAAGACATTACATATAGGAGAAGCAATGAATATAAATTACTGCGAACTTTGCGGTTGCGGTACCGCAAGAGAGAAGCGAGAAATACTTACACTAGAAAATTCAGACGGAAAGCAAGAAGTACACGTACTATGTAAGGCGTGCGCTGATGCACTAAAGAGACAGTTAACAAGGAATAGCAAATGGACTACAAAATCATAGAAGAACTAGCCACGCTATCAACAGATGGTAAGGGCAGAAAAAAGAAGCTTGTAAAAATATCCTGGTACGGAAAAGAACCAGGATATGAAATAAGAACCTTTGACAAAGACGGAACACCGCTCAAAAGAGCAATGCTAACAGAAGATGAGTATCAGGAGTTGGCAAAATTTGTGATAGGAAACTACTAATGAAGGTAGATATTTTTGATACAGACAAAAAGTACGACGTGATATACGCAGATCCGCCCTGGGAGTACAAGCAAAGTGGGGGGGGTGAAACTGCGAGGCATGGCAAAGCAGCACTATAGTACGATGCCGACGAAGGAAATATGTAGCCTTCCTATAAGAGATATATGCACAGATAAAGCAGTGTGCTTCTTGTGGGCAACATTCCCGAATCTTACTGAGGCAATTAAAGTTATAGAGGCGTGGGGCTTCACGTACAAGACAGCCGCCTTTGTGTGGGTGAAGAAGAACAGGGTGTCAGGTTCATTGTTTTGGGGTATGGGAGCATACACAAGGGCAAACGCAGAAGTATGTTTGCTGGGAATCAGCAAGAAAACTAAAGCAAAAGAAATTGTGAAATCTCACGCAGTACATCAAGTGATCGAAGAAAAAATAAAAAGACACTCGGAAAAGCCTTACGAAGCAAGGAAACGGATCGTTGAGCTTCTCGGAGATGTGTCACGTATAGAACTATTCGCAAGAGAAGAACTTGAAGGATGGGACTGCTGGGGAAATGAGGTATAGATGACTAATTATGAACTAATCCAAGAAATGGAAACATGGCAACTTGCTAAATTCTTGCGCAAAGTAAGCGATGGCGAAACAGAATTTACAATCTGCGATCGTAAATGTGATGAATGTGCTAATGATGTAGAAATGTGCGAAGCACTAATTGAACGCTGGTTAAAAGAGGATTGCGAGTCATAATTATGAAGTTTATAGACTTTTTCTCCGGAGTAGGCGGCTTTACAAGAGGTTTAGAGCTCGCAGGACACAAATGCATAGGACATTGTGAGTTTGATAAATTCGCAGAAGCAAGCTATAGATCCGTGCACACCATCACAGAAGAGCAACGAGCTCGCCTTGGTGAACTGGATAAAAAGAATAGACAAAAGGAGATTTTAATTAATGAATACCTCAACGGAGAGTGGTATGCACAAGACATACGAGCAGTTAGAGCTGCCAATATGCCAGCTGCAGACTGCTGGACCTTCGGAGCACCTTGTCAAGATTTCAGCATCGCTGGAAGAAGAGCAGGGCTTGAAGGCGAACGAAGCAGCCTTGTGCGAGAAATTTTTAGAATCTTGGAAGAAACAAAAGAAGAAGATAAGCCCACATGGCTTATCTATGAGAATGTTAAGGGAATGCTGTCTGCTGGCAGAGGACTCGATTTCCTCTCAATCCTCTTTGAAATGGACAGACTCGGGTACGATGCAGAATGGCAGATTATCAATTCAAGATGGTATGTTCCGCAAAATCGGGAGCGAGTATACGTTATCGCACATCTTAGAACAAGACGTGCACGAAAAATATTTCCTGTCCCCGGAAATGGCGGAGCGAATAGTTTCAAGCTTATAAGGGGTGGAGGTAGAGCGCAGCATATAGGTTACGCTGTGGATAAGTCGAAGAATAACCCCAGAGAGATAGATATAGCTAATTGTATAAGTGCAAAAGGTGACAGAGGAATTTCTAACCGCAGAGCGGAGGGAACCGCCATAGCGATTCCAGTGCTTACTCCGTTTAGGCAAGAGAAGCGACAAAACGGAAGGCACTGCAAAGAGAATAACGAAGAAATGTTCACGCTGACATCTCAAGATGAACATGGAGTCGCTATTGATATCAAAGCATTATCAAGTAGTACAAGAGGGCAGCCATTCCGACGAGGTTACGCTGCTACACTAGATCACAATTGCAATCAAGCAGTTATAGCAGAGAAAGCGGTGTGGAGTGAGAAATATAACTGCTATCTAGCGATCAGAAAACTAACGCCGAAAGAATGCTTTAGATTACAAGGTTGGTCAGATGATCACTTTGAAAAAGCTGAATTTGTAAACAGCGATAGCCAGCTGTACAAGCAAGCTGGAAACGGAGTAACAGTTAATGTTGTTAAAGAAATTGGAGAAAGATTATGGACGAAAGAAAATTTATAAAGAAGTGTAAAGAATTTGTAAGAAACTACTACAACGATAGAGTTGAGTCAACTGATAAGAACGGCAAAATCACAACAGAAGATGTATTTGTTGTTTGGTTCTGTAAAACCTTGCAGAATTCAAAAGCATTACTCAGCACCAACGTGCCAGATGGTATGTACTACGAGGTTACCTACAACGGAGATAAGAATGAGTGTTATCTTGACGCTTATAAAAAGTGGCAGAACGTTTGCATTGAAATATAAAAAAGGAGCGCAAGACCATGAAGGCGTACGACAAAATCCCAGAATGGAAAGAAATTGTATTCAAAGAACTAACACCAGAAGATGAAGAGTACACCAAACATCAGTGGATGTACATAATCGAAAACTTACCAGAATATAACGAAGAGGTAATTGTAACAGATGGAGTTGATGTGTGGATAGATGCATTTGACGAAGCTATAAGTGGGGAAGTCTATTTGTCCGGCACGGGCGGAAATGTGGATGAAGTTACTGCATGGATGCCGCTGCCAAATCCATATAAGTGAGAATAGACAAAATCTAATAATACGTTATGTAAGTAGCGGACACCATAAGTTATTTTTATAAGGCAAACAATAAAGATGTAAAAATGATAATCTCTCAAACCAACGTCCGCTACTTCATATATATAGGAGTAAACAATGATCGACTTAATACTTACATTATGGATATTAGGAATTATAGCAGGAGTTAATGCGCTGCTCTTCACCGCGCTAAACAAAATGGATAAAGCAAACAAACTATATCTAGCAGCAGATCTGTTTATCTCTGCAGGTTGCCTAGTGATCCTATACTGGATATACATATAACTAAATTGCTATGACGGCGGCGAACATAAAGATCCTTTCTGAAAATAAATATACATATAAGAGCACAACGTAATTAAGTAGTCATATTCGCCGCCTCATATATATAAGAAGAAAACATAAAAAACGAGAAAACAATCACCAGCCGCGAGCTGGTTTAAAAGTTCAATTGAGTATTAACAAGTTAGCGAAAATATAGATATGATTAGAACTAAAAAATATAACTGCGGAAATTATCAAGAAATAGAAATATTTAATGTATCGCCAAGAAAAAGAAAATATGAGAGAGCAAGGAAGGTAAAAGAATCTACACCGGCACAAAAAAATCTCAACTCTAAAAGAGCGCAGAGATATTTTGCAAGGCTGTGCAATCTTAATTTCACTGAGGGTGATTACAGCGTAGATGCTACATATGATGATGCACATCTTCCAGCTAACAGAGATGAAGCGTTAAGAGATGTTAGAAACTATGCGCGCCGCGTTAGATATGAAATGGCAAAGCGTGGAAAAGAAGATGTTGAATTTGTGTATGTAATTTCCAATCACAAAGGAGATGATACAGGTTCAAAAGCAAGATGCCACATCCACATGATTTTTAAAGGGGCAGATAGAGATGTTCTAGAAAAAAAGTGGGAAGCCGGATACTGCAATACAGATAAACTTAGATTTAGCGAAACAGGAATTACAGGAAAAGCCTTATATATGGCAAGGCAAGGGAAAAGCAAAAGATGCTGGGGCAGTTCTTTAGGTTTAAAAAAACCAGAACCGATTGTTTCGGATAGAACATTTACAAGGGGGCAAGTAGAGAGAATTATAAACGATCCAGGAGACGGAAGATTTATTTCAAAGTTAATAAATAAAAATAATAAAACTAAATACGTATTCACAGATTGCATAGTTGAACACGACGGCAGGCAAGTCGGATTCTTTTCAGAAGATCCAGGGGACGGCCTCGGATTTAGCGTGCTAATCAGAATGAGGAGGGAATGATGAGCTATTACATTAAATGCCCTTTTTTTATGGCGCATAAAGAAAACACAATCACGTGTGAAGGTTGCATGCATTTTTTTGACACAAAGAAAAAACACCGAAAACAGATTGAGAAATGTGAAGAAGGGGGCACTGAATGTAGATACGCCAAGAAACTTTTTGAGTGCTACGAAATCTATCAAGATTCCCCAGATTTAGAATTAAGATTACACGAAGTTTATAGCGATGAAATGAGAAATCAAATATCAACGCTCGTGTGGAGATTAGCTAGAGAAAAGAACAACCAAAAGAAACTCAAAGAAAATTATGAGAATGCTCTTGAAATCAAAACAAAAGATATAAACAGACTCACTAGGCAGCTAATGCTAGATAGAAAAAAGGTGGCAATCAACGAAAAAACAATTCTTGCGTTAATGCATGAGAATAATCTCAGCATGAAAGACATCGGCGAACTTGTGGATAAGTATAGAGACAGCGAATTAATTTTTAATACAGAAAGCGGAAAGGTGGAAAAGAGATGAACGCATTAATGGACGGCATTATATTCATAATGATTAATGCCCAGGTAGGAATAGAGCTAGGTGCTACAGGGTGGAGTTATTTTTAAGCAAGAAAAAACGAGGGGTTACCCTCGTTTTAGTTTAGGCTGCTTTTATAATTTCTTGTGGCACGAACGAGAAATATAGTTCGCTGCCAATCTCTGCACTCTCACGCTCATATAACACTATAGCCTTATCGGGCGCAGCAGATGATTTTATTTTATCAATTGCGTTTTCTTTAGTTTCAAAGCCGCCAATACGGATATTGCAATCTCCTGTATATGGAACGGATGATATTCCGTCAGAATCTTTCATAAAGCAATATACTGTGTAATGCTCTTCGCCGTTTGGTCTAACTCCGTACCAAAAATCTAGTGAGTTTAAATATTCTTCGCAGTTGATTTTCTTTGTAATTTCGTTTAACATAATTATAGCTCCTTTTAATTATCAGGGGTGATGATTTTTAGGGTATTCGAGCCGCTCCAACGGCTCGAATTTTTATTTTTTGATTTTCTGAACCTGTTCAACTATTAGAGATTCAATGTAGTTGCTCAGCGTCCTGTTTTCGCTTGCCGCTATCTCGGTAGCAGCAGCCTTTAGTGTCGGTGTCATTCGTACTGAGACCCTTTCCGTTTTTTTCTCCTCTCCCATGTGTGCACCTCCTAAACTGAGTAAGTGAATGTAACACTTTCAATTTCCTCAGCGAATTTATACACCTTTTCAGTGTATTCCCAGCCGTTTACATCGGGACCGTCAAGCAGACTGTCATTAACATTGTCGTAGTCCTTACCGAAGATAGCTCTGATTTTTTCAAAATTCTGAAATTCTCCGTCGCTGTATAGGTTAATTAACTCTCCAGTGCTATTAACTCTTGCATCGATTCTGCTGTATTTCATTTTCTACCTCCTTGAGCATTTTTGCTCCTTTCTCTTAACTTGATTACATTGTACACCTAACGTCGGACATTGTCAACACCTTTTCAAAACTTTTTTAAAAAATTTTGAAGCAGGCGAAAAAACGCATATCGATAGGCATAATAAAGCTGGAGGAAATCATGGATTGGAACAAGCTCGAAGTAGAATACATAACAACAAATACATCATACGCGAAACTAGCTACTAAATACCAAACGTCGGCGCGCACTATTTCGGAATATGCACGCCGTCACGAGTGGAAAGAAAAGCGCAGGAAATATGTATCAGATACTGTCGGAAAAGCTGTAGAGCGCGTATCTAAATTAGAATCTATAGACTTGTCTAAAGAAATAGGCATAGTACATAACTTATCTAATATAATGAGCGACGCTCTTTTAGATCCAAAGCAGTTCAATAGATATCTGGTTGAAGAAACTGAATACAATTCAGATGGTTTTCCGGTGTCAAAGAAAACTGTTGAGAAAAAATTTAAGCGAACAGATTTTAAACAGGTAAAAGATGCAGCTAATGCGCTGCAGGCGATCGAGAAAATGAGACGGTCAATGGAGACTATTCTTACATTCCAAGAAAAGGAAGACCTTAAGCTTGCAAAGAAAAGAATTAGACTCGAAGAAAGAAAAGTTAAGCTACTTGAAGCCGAGGCAGAAAATAAAAATATCAGTGTTGAAGAGGCTGAAAGCATTGTACTTGTAAATTTAAGTGATGAAGAGGTTGCGGAGGTAGAAGAATGAAAATAGCATGGGAGCCGCAGCCACGTCAAAAAGTATTTATGAGCCGTCCAGAGTACGAAGTGTTATATGGCGGTGCAGCCGGAGGCGGAAAGAGTGACGCTATATTATGCGAAGCACTAAGGCAAGTGCATATACCGAGCTATAAAGGGCTAATCTTAAGGCGCACATTTCCACAGCTCTCGGAGCTTATGGATAGATCCATAAACCTATATTCAAAAGCATTTCCGAGCGCAAAATTCAACGAATCAAAATACGTCTGGAAGTTCGGAAGCGGAGCAAAAATATATTTTGGGAATCTGCAAAGGGAGATAGACAAATACAATTACCAGGGTAAAGCGTATGACTTTATCGCCTTTGACGAATTAACGCACTTTACAAGAACACAGTACATGTATCTAATGTCACGTAATAGACCGACAGCGCCAGGAACGAGAGTATATATAAGAGCTAGCGCAAATCCTGGCGGAGTTGGTCACGGCTGGGTAAAAAAGAGATTTATAACGCCTGCGCCGCCTATGACTCGCATTAAGGGCGTATATAAAATCGTTACCCCCACAGGTGAGCTAATTGAGCGTGTACGTAGCCGTATGTTCGTGCCGTCAACGGTCTTTGATAACAAAAAGCTGCTAGAAAACGATCCGTACTACATCGCAAATCTAGCCATGCTCCCAGAGGCAGACAAGAAAGCGCTGTTATACGGAGACTGGAATTCGTTTAGCGGACAAGTATTCACAGAATGGAATGACGAGATAGAACACTATTTAGACCGTAAATGGACGCATGTCATAAGTCCGTTCAAGATTCCTGAAACATGGAGAATATTTAGAGGTTTTGACTGGGGATATTCAAAGCCATTTAGCGTAGGTTGGTACGCTGTAGATAATGACAATAGACTATATAGAATCAACGAGCTATACGGCTGTACAGACCAGCCAAATACTGGCGTTAAATGGACCACCGAAAAGATTGCGAAGGCAATAAAGGAAATCGAGGAATCAGATCCGAATTTAAAAGGCAGAACTATATCAGCCGTTGCGGACCCTGCAATATTCCAAGAAAACGGCGGTAAATCAATAGCAGATTCCTTTATGGAAGCTGGCGTGTATTGGGAAAAGGGAGACCATACACGAATACCCGGTAAAATGCAGTGTCACTATAGATTAGCTTTTGACGAGAACGGAATACCAATGTTCTACTGCTTTTCAAACTGCAAGGACTTCATAAGAACGGTACCAGAACTAATTTACAGCGAAACCAAGGTAGAAGATATCAATACCGAAATGGAAGATCATATATACGACGAGTGGAGATATGTATGCATGGAGTCACCTATAAATGAGCGACGAGACGCCAGAGCAAAGCTATATGAGGGAACAGATGGACTGCACGACCCATTAAATATGATTCCTGCACAGCTAGGACGATACGACTTTTTCAAATACATGTAAGGAGCGAATATGAAAGACAAGAAGAAGAAACTAAAAGAGCAAAACGCTAAAGAAGTTGAAAAGGCTAGGCCATTAAGAGACCGGGAACAGCCAGAAGATGACGAGCCCGAAGAAGATCCCGCGCAAGTTGAGGGGGATAAGCAGCTGATGAAGAGGCTAGGAATAGACCCAAAGAAAGCAGCCGAAGAACCTATCGAAGATGAAGAGGAAGAGCCAGACTATATAGAGCAGGAACCAGAACCAACATCGCTAGATGCGAAGGAAGAACCGGAAGCAGAATACGGAGCCTTTAACGAAGATGAAGGCAAAGAATGGGATCCGAACTATGGCCGAAAAGGAATCATTGATGAAGAGGTTATAGGAGAGGCAAAGGACACATACGAAAAGTACAAGCAGAATCTTGAGAAGTTCAAAAAGCGTATTGTTGAAAACGAAAAATGGTGGCAATTCAAACAGTGGGAAGTCATAGGCGATGCACAAGGAAAAGAAAACGATCCAAAGCCTGAAAGTGCATGGATGTTTAATTCACTTGCTAATAAACATGCCGATGCTATGGATAATTATCCTATGCCTAACCTACTTCCACGTGAAGAGAGTGACAAAGGTTCTGCATTGTCACTATCAAAGATTGTTCCATGCATACTAGATAACTGCGACTTCCAGCAAATATATAGTGATGCATGGTGGTACAAGCTAAAACAAGGATTTTGTGTATACGCTACATACTGGGATAACACAAGAGATAATGGCGCTGGGGATATCGCTGTAAAGCAAATAGATGTTCTAAATCTATTATGGGAACCAGGAATTAAATATATCCAGGATTCGCCGAATATCTTTTTGATAGATGCTGTGGATAACGATATTCTTGTGGGAATGTACCCAGACCTAGAAGGCGTGCTATCAAATTCAGCAGGTGCTGAAATCGTGAAGTACGATACAGAGCGTGATGATTCAGCATCAAACAGAACAGTCGTTTATGACTGGTACTATAAGCAGACTGTTAACGGTAGGACGATAGTACACTACTGCAAATTTATAGACGGTCACGTACTCTTTGCATCTGAAAACTGCGAAGAGTATCTAGAGAGCGGATATTACATTTCAGGCGAATATCCGTTCGTTGTGGATAACCTATTCCCGGTTGAATCTGAAATGCTAGGCTTCGGATATATCGATGTTATGAAATCTCCACAGATGGTCATAAATAAGATGGACCAGATTGTCGCAAAAAATGCGGCGCTTGTCGGTAAGCCAAGATGGGCTATTAACAAGAACTCAGGAGTAAACCCAGAGCAAGTAGCTGATTATTCACAAGACTTCTTTGAGGTAAACGGCAGAATTGAAGAAGGAAATATCAAACAGTTTCAAACAACGCCGCTCCCACCGCTTGTCATGAATTACCTCGAGATGAAAAAAGAAGAGCTAAAAGAAACCTCAGGCAATCGCGACTTCTCACAGGGAAGCACGGCCGCAGGTGTAACGGCAGCAAGTGCCATTGCAGCGCTGCAAGAGGCAGGCTCTAAACTATCTCGCGACATGATAGGCGGTTCATATAGAGCATACGTGAGGCTAGTCAAGCAGATTATAGAATTAATCAGGCAGTTTTATGATGAGCCTCGTTGTTTCAGAATTGACGGAGAGGGCGGATCGTATGAATTTATCAGCTTTGAAAATTCGCTGCTAAAGGAAACAACAATTGACGATGTTACAGGACAGCCGGAAATCGTAAAGAAACCTATATTCGATGTTAAAATCTCCGCTGCCAAAAAGAACGCATTTAATAGAGCGTCGCAGAATGAGACAGTAAAAGAGCTATACGGTATGGGAGTGTTCAATCCGAACAACTATGTACAGGCTGGAATGCTATTAGACGCTATGGATTTTGAAGGAGTGGAAGAACTCCGCAGGAAGGTGGGAGAAAACGGAAACCTCAACGAAAAACTAAATCAGCTAGCTGGAATCGCTATGCAGATGGCAGGTATGCTAGATCAGACAGTTGGAGCAGGAGAATTTACATCGCAGGTACAGCAGGCTCTAGGAATGGAAGTAGCGCCGCAGCTAAACGCAGCCGCATATGAGGCTAGGCGCGGTATAGATAGACCGGTTAATACCAGGGCAGCAAACATCAGAGATAGAGCAAGCAATCAAGCAAGCGTAGGAGAAGGTCATGACATCAGCAAAACTGACGAGTAAGAGAGATGAACAAGGCAAAATCACGTATACGTTAGATATCAAAGAGCACGCAGGCGAGAGCCATGTGTGCTTTGCGATTAGCACGCTAGTACATACGGTGTCGGATATGGTCGAAAGATTAGAAAGCTCAATCAATATCAATCCTGGTGATGTAGTGATAAGTTTTACATCGCATCCGGACAACGTAAATGAAATGATATACGCAAGAATCATATACACGTTTGCATGCAAAATGTTAACGATTCTTGAAGAGGGATACCCAAAAAATATTAAAGTGATTATGCCGTAGTCGAATAATAAATAATTTTTTTATATCATAAATCCGTAAAGATAAATGCTCGCGGGTAAGCCGCAGGAGGAACAATGACATATAGAGATTTTTACCTCTTCGATGGAGAGGGCGGCGAAGGAACAAGCGGTAATGCTGGTGTCGCTACCAGCGGTGAAGAGGGCACAGCCCTTGAAGAAAAGAAAGATGATGATTTGTTTGATGACAACAGCTATGACGATAGCGAGGAACCAGACAATGAACCATCAGAGGGTGAAGACGCCGATGAACCCAAAGACCTATCTGCAGAGTTCGAAGAACTAATCAAAGGAAAGTATAAAGACTTATACGATGCGCGCGTTAAGGATACGCTTTCAAAGAGATTTAAGAACGCAGAGGCAGACAGGAACAGACTTGGCGAATATGAAGATGCGCTATTTGTACTGTATGACAAGTATGATATTGAGCCTGGCAATCTTAATGGACTCAAAGAGGCAATCGCGAAAGATGGCGAATTGCTAGAAGAAAGAGCAGAAAGAGAAGGCTTATCGGTTGAACAGTACAAGTACCAGAAGAAACTCGAGGCGGAAAACAGAAGGCTTGAAGCAGAGCAGAGAAAAAGAGCTGCTAAAGAACAAGCAGATGCACTGTACGAGCAGTGGGAATCAGAATCCGCTGAACTGAGAAATGTGTATCCACACTTTAATCTTAAAAAAGAGGCTAGCGAGAATCCTGAATTCATGAGCTACCTTGAATCTGGAATGAGTGTAAGGAAAGCATTTGAAGCAGCACATATACAGGAGCTAATCTCTGGCGCTATTCAGATGGCTACCAAGGAAACCAGGAAGAACACTATTGACACAGTAAGAGCAAGAGGCTTGAGGCCGCGCGAAAACGGCATGCAGTCTAAAGCTCCGCTAAAGGTCAAGAAGAACATTAGTAATCTCAGTAACGAAGATATGGATAGAATCAATAAGCGAGTAGCTAGAGGTGAAACCGTTACCTTCTAACTGAGTACTGAGTAAGGGGGAAACAATGAACGTTAGAGACTATTTCCTTTTCGGAAATCCAAACACAAATATCACTACAGATAGCAATCTGACGCCGGATATGAAGGAGTACTACGATAAAAATCTTATCAGGCTCACAGGTCCGCAGCTAATTCACGACCAGTTTGCACAGAAGAGACCAATTCCAAAGAATGGCGGTAAGGTTATTAAATTCAGACAGTACAAGCCGTTCCCAAAGGCACTAACACCACTTACAGAGGGTGTAACACCGGACGGAAGAAAGCTCCAGATGACAGAGGTATCTGCAACAATCAAGCAGTACGGCGATTACGTAACTCTATCAGACATGCTACTTCTCACAGCGCTAGATAACAACCTGCTAGAGTCACAGCAGCTGCTATCTGACCAGGCAGGAAGAACGCTTGATACAGTTACAAGAGAGGTTATGCACTCAGGTACCAACGTGCTTTATGCAGGCGGCAAGTCGGCAAGGGCGGCACTAACCAAGGATGACAAACTAACAGTAGATACAGTCAAGAGAGCTGCTAGAATTCTTAAGAATGCTAACGCTCCAAAGATTGACAAGTACTACGTTGCTATCATCAATCCTGATACCTCGTACGACCTACAGTCTGATGAGGCATGGATTGATGCATCGAAGTATGCAGGTTCAACTCAGATCTTCGAGGGAGAGGTTGGAAAGATTGCAGGAGTAAGATTTATCGAGTCTACAGAGGCTAAAATCTTCAACGAGAAGAGCACATCCGGAGCTAGAATCTATGGAACACTATTCCTAGGTGCTAACGCATACGGAACTACCGAGATTGAAGGTGGCGGACTCGAGATGATTGTTAAGCAGAAGGGTTCAGCAGGAACAGCAGACCCACTCAATCAGAGAGCAACTGCAGGATGGAAGGCTGCAAAGACAGCAGAGCTTCTAGTCAGCCCTTACATCGTAAGATGTGAGCACTGCGTAACACTGGAATCTGATCCAAACTAATTCATAAAGCTAGCCTGTAATTCTGCAGGCTAGCAATATTGATATAAGGAGAAAGAATTATGGCAAAGAAATACGAAGAGTTAGAAGCTGTTGAAACTATGACAGATGAAGAGGTTACTGAGGCAGTAGAAAATACTACAGATGAAGAGGTTACTGAAAACGCTGCTCCGGTAAGTGATGATTACCTAGAAGAACTTGTTGAGATTATGCTGTTCAAGGATTCAGACAAATACTCTGATGATCTAGTAGTCACACTTAACGGCAAGAACTATCAGATTAAGAGAGGCGTCAAAGTTATGGTGCCGAGAAAGGTACAGCTGGTAATCGAGGACTCTATGAAGCAGGCAGGACTTGCAGCTGACTACGAAGAAGAGGCACAGCAGCAGTACAAGGAACTTGAGAATAGGCTATAAGGCAGCTATAACGCTGTGTGAAGCGAGGGCTGAGGCTCTCGCTTAATTTATTAAGGAGATAGTATGAAAAGAATCAGCGTAACGGTAGATATAAATAAAGTGAAGTCCATTATTGTTAATGGGTTAGTACAGTTCGATGATGATGCAGCAATAGACATCAAACTACTTAATGGTAGTAGCTCGTTTGATTTCTCGGAGTATACCGCTGTAACAATTGAAATTATCCGCCCGGATGGAAAAGCCTTTGTTGATTGCATAGGAGACCACTTAACGGTTGAAGATGCAGCGCAAGGATTTCTAACATATAAGCCGGTTCCAGAAGTCACAAAACTTGTAGGTTTGTATTTCGTGGATATTTCCATATATACAAACGGCAAGAAGATGACTACATCAAGATTTACATACAACGTATCAGATGGGAACATAGACAATACCGAGATTGAGAAAGAAGAGTACTACCCGGTACTTCTCACGCTCGTAAAAGAAGTATCAACATACAAGGCAGCAGAAGAGGCAAGGGAGCGAGCAGAGAAGTTAAGAGCAAGTGAGACTGCAGGTATTATCGCGCAGGCAAATAAAATTCTTGAAAATATCCAGGAAAAACAAGGGTATCTAGATGATTTATATAGCGCATTCGTACAGATAGCTAACGAGATAACCGGTAGTAACTTTGATGTTACATCGCTTATAACAGCATCTAGCCTTGAAGCCAGATTAAAAGGTATCTATCCAATCAAAAACGGTAAAGATGGAATTGAAGAAGGACAGCTAGGGTTCGACAAAACAAAAGGGTTGCTATACATAGGCGGTGCAGAGGTTAAGGTGTTAAACAAGCCGGAAGTTGCTATATCAGGAACCGAACCAGAAGATAAGAGTTTACTCTGGTTAGATAGCACAAGCGGAAAGATTAAATATTACGCTGGCAGTGCATGGAGTGAGGCTAAATGCTTTGCGGTATATAAGTAGGTGATGATATGGCAACAACTCTATTTAATCAATGGGTGATACATAGTGGACCCAGAATCAGACTTACTGCCACAACAGATTATTATCGTGATGGCGCATATATGTATTACCGTATAAACACATATATCCACAACCTAGACTATAGCCAGTCGTGGTATGGGTGGTACCTAGATATGGCAGTGTACATAGACGGACAATATATGGGCACTACGAGGTTAAAACAGAATAAACCTATTAGATGGTCGGGTATTAGTAATTCGACACAGTATTATGCTGTTAAGCGTGTTTCTGGCAATGCCCATATCAAGATTGTATTAACATCGAATAAACCTAGATACGGACAGAGAGTGTGGGAAAGCGGCGGAGCTTTACCGGCACCGCCATTAAGCACAGCCGGATTACTAACGCTAAAAGATATAACTGAATCCGGAATGATAGTTAATATAAGCGGACTACCTACAGGATATGAAAAAGAGCTCCGCTTCTGGCACAGGGCAAAAGGTGAGGCATGGAAACACATTGGAAACAAAACCGTGTCTAACAGCGGTAGAGATTGTAGCATGGCGTTTAATGACCTCATGTCAAATACTGACTACGAGATATCAGTAGAAGAATTCGTGGATGGCTACAAGATAACTTCGTTTGATTCAGCAATTACGTTACCTAGTGCAAAAGGAGAACTGACCACAACTACTACAGAAAGCGAACTGATAGCGGTTGAAGAGGTTAATTCAAATATTTCATACGCTAGAACGCTAGAGTGGTATATAAGGCCAGCAGGTGCAGGAAATTTTCAGTACATGGGAGAAGATGAATTACCTGCAGGTGTAAGCACAAAGGCGAGGAAGTTTGAAAAACTCACAACGGGCTGTAGATATGATGTTAGAACGCTCATTAAACACAAGGATACCGTTTTAAAAGAAACCGTTGTATCTGATTCACTTAAACCAAGTAGTGCAGTTATAAAAGCTGAATCAGATACATATAGTAGCATCCAGGTAAGCGTATCTCGCATGGTGAATACCGGGTGGGAACGCACTATAAAGGCGAAGTATAAAGCTGCGTTTGAATCAGAATATAGAGAAGAAAGCGTGACAACAGGAGATGAAAGCACACTTATAAACCTAAAGAATCTTAAAGCTTTTACAGATTATGAAGTCGTGGTTGAAATCTATAGAGATTCCCAGATTATAAAGTCCTGGACTGAAAGAGTTAAGACAAGGGAAATGGGGTTTGTTGCAATTCCTGTTATCAAAAGCATTGAATCTGTTATCAGAACTAAAGATGCTGTTATCAGCTGGTTTGCAAACGATGACAGAGACGAAATGAGTTATGACGTTGAATATAAGATTGGTGAAAGAGAGTGGACTAGGCTTATAACAACTAAATATAAGCCAAAGCTCACAATAACTCTGCCTAGCGGTAATACTGAATATCTAATCAGGATAAAAGGATATGCCACAGATTCAACAAAGATATCCTATTCTCTAGTGGTGCCAGTGTATACATATTACCGCTTCGAATATGACAGTATTGTTAATGCGCAAAATGAAATCGCTTTAACAAGTACTGAGGTAAATAGGCTTATACGCTTTATCAATAAAAAAGTTGGTAGCAGCTTAACGTTTGTTGGAGAGGGCGAATCTATCACTTTAGAAAAGCATAATGAACTAAGAAGGGCACTAACTTTAAGCACGATTTCTAGCGGAGATATTAAAGCCGTAGATTGGATATCGCTTAAAAACAAGGTAAATGAGGGTTAAATATGAATACAGCAGAAGTAATTAAGACGGTTAACGATCGTTGTCCGAATACGTGTACTGACGAAGAAAAGATAGCGTATGTTAACGAGATTGAAAACATAGTTCAAAGAGAATTGTTAAATCTCGAAGAAAAAGATATGAAGAGGCAGGTAACTAGCGACACGCAAACAGAAGAGCTGCTACTAGAAAAGCCATTTGATTTAATTTATGTGTACTATGTGGCAGCTATGACTTGCCAAGCAATGGAAGAGTGGGATTCATTTAATGCATGGCTGAGCTTATATAATAGCCGAGCAGTAGATGCACGTAACTATTACATCACAAAAAGCAACAGATACAAGAACTTAAGAATTAAAAACTTCTTCTAGGAGGCAATATGCTACTCAAGGAAATACAGCCAAAGATAAATGGCAAGCAGTCAGTATTACAGTTCAAAGGATATAACGCAAATGCTGTAATAGATGATGGCGAAATGAGAGATATGTATAACTTGTCATCTGATAAGTACCCGGTGTTATCTCAAAGAGCGCCAAGGAATATCATAGATATGCCAGTGCAACATCCAAGGGATATTATTGTAAAAAACAATGTGCCATACATCATAGATAGATATGAGGTAGACGGAGAGATAAGAACGTTTATCAAATACTCTAAAGGTGACACAGACTACCAAAAGCGAATAAATAACATCATGCCTAAAACTATGGTGGCACATAACAACAAAATCTGCATATGGCCAGACAAGGTATATCTAGATATTACAGATAACACCGTAAAACACATGGAGGCATCGGTAAAGGCTACGGCAACAATTAAGCCAGGTAGCATATATCTAGTTGGTGCAGATTTATCTGAATTCTCTGTTGGTGATGCTATTGAGATATCGGGGTGTAAAAAACAGCCTGGAAACAACACGGTGATTGTTATCAAAAGCATAGAAGGAAGCACGATAACCACTTACGAGAATTCATTCAGAATGCCTAGCGATGATGTGACCCAGGAGTCGTACGTTGAAGAGGAAGTAAAGCTCGCACGAGAGATTCCAGACCTTGATTACGTCATGGAAAGCAACAATAGATTGTGGGGCTGTAGGAGCGAGGACAACACGGTTTACGCTAGCAAGTTGGGTGATCCGCTTAATTGGAATTACTTCCAGTCTCTAGCAAACGATTCATACGCACTAGAGGTTGGCTCAGATGGTGAATTTACAGGATGCGCTGCATATCCCACACATCTAATCTTCTTTAAAGAGCACCACATGCATAAAATTTTCGGAAGTATGCCAAGTCAATATCAGCTATACAGCACTGAGTGTTTCGGAATAAGAAAAGGCTCTGATAAATCGGCTGTAATCGTGAATGGTGTATTGTACTATCATTCATTAACGGGCGTAATGGCTTATGATGGCGGCACATATCCGGTAATGATATCCGAAGCGTTCGGAGATTATCAGTTTAAATCAGCTGTCGGCGGAAGTAACGGCAAGAAATATTACATTTCAATGCTAAATGAAAGCGAAAATAAGTACAATATCTTCACTTACGATATACTTCGCAGACTATGGCACAAGGAAGATGAAACAAAAGTAACAGCTTTTGCTAATGTAAACAATGAGCTTATATATATAGCAGATGGCAATATTTGGACTACTACAGGAAAGCGCCCGGAAGATGATATTAAATGGTTCGCCGTGTTCGGACCGTTTGATGAATTTGTAGAGAATATGAAGTCTTATAAGAAAATAAATATGAGACTAGATATGCAGCCGGGAGCACAACTAAGGATAAGTACTCAAAGTAGTAACGGTGAATGGGAACCAATATACGAGTGCGAAACAGAGCGAGGGAAAACACTTAGTGTTCCAATTATCCCTAACAGGCAAGCAAAGTTCTCTATAAAAATTGAGGGCGTAGGAAGGACAGATATTGAATCACTTACAAGATACTATAGAGGCAGGAGTGACAGACCATGATAACTGTACCAAATAGAACAGATATGTCGGATGAAAGCCTTGCACTCAGGACAATAGATGAAAACTTGCGAAAGCTCGCAGATGAAGTGCTTATGGAAATCATGAACGTATCAAAAGAGCCAAGCAGGAAAAAAGAAATATCTGAAAACAAAGTAAACAAAGAAGCGCCCAGAGTTCATATTGCTTATGCAAATAATGGAGATGGCACAGTGGGGTTCAGCACCACGGATAGCGCCGGAAGAACATATATAGGAATCTACACAGATTTTAAAGATGTAGCTAGCACAGATCCTAAAGCATATAAGTGGACGAAAGTTAAAGGCGATAATGGCGTAAGCGTAAGTTCATATACTAGGTGGTATTATTTAGCAGTAGAAACTCCAGAGAAACCAGCGCTTAAAGTTCCTCCTAGACCGTGGACTATAACAGAACCTAACTACATAGAAGGGAGCCCAAACAATCTATACTATGTAGACCAGAGTATTTTCTCAGATGGAAGCTTTTACTACTCAGATGTTCAGGTGTCAAGCTCATATGCTGCCGCTAAAAATGCATTTATCAAGGCTTTAGAAAATCATCAAAAGACACTAAAGCAACTCGAAGACTTAAGCAGACAGACGAAAAAAGAAATCGCAGATGCAGCGGATAGCATATCCAGGAAGATTAAGACAGAGTATTACTCATCGGCTGATATGGACGACAAGATTGCTAATATCGAATCGCAAATAACACAAACGGACAATGCTGTAAATGTTAAGTTTAGCGAAGCCCTCAAAAACATAAATGATCTAAAGTTTGATTCGGATAAAAAGTATAGCGAGATTATAAGTACTATAAGGCTAGATAAGAACGGAATATCTATAGGTAAAAGCGGCAACAGAATATCCGTGAACTTAGATAACGACAAACTGAGGTTCATGCAAGAAGGGATAGAAGTTGCGTATATGAGCGATAACAAGCTATATATACAAAATGCGGAGGTCCTCAGCAGTATAAAACTCGGCAAATTTGCATTCATGCCTGATACCGAAACAGGCAGTTTATCATTTGGAAAGGTAGAAGATTAATGGCAAATACATGCATATATGAATTCATCCCGGTAGATAAAAAATACAGCTCTCTTGAAGAGGGGTACGGATGCATTATACCAGGATACTCAACGGTAACACCAGTGGTTCATGGCACGCTGACAGATAAAATGAAGCCTTACTATTTGTATGCGTCAACCTACGATGAAGAGGTAAGGCTAAAAACAGTTACTATTTGTGAAAACCAAAAAGTAAACGTGAATGAATTAAAGAGTCCAAATTCATACACTATAACTGAAAGCGGAGACGAATTAAATTATAGATTTGAACTCCCGGATGTGCTAGTGCCTACCCACTATTTTTCGCCAGCATATCATGAATACGAACCGCTAATAGCATACATCAGCGCTGCAAACGAAAAGAATACATTAAATGAAAGTGGTAAATGTATTACAAAATTGGCACTTTATGGCGAACCGAGAATCACAGTAGTTAAGAATCCTTATGAGTCAAACGCAGATGGAACGGCGAAAAAAGGCGGAAGTTATCGAACTGCACAGGTTCAAGTTGGCTGGTTCCCTATAAACGTGAGTGGCGCAGCAAAGATAATAGATAAAATAACTTTAAGCGGAAAAATCAAAAGGTCGAATGAATCGGCTTACAAACCTACCAGCATCACTACGAAACTAGTTAATACAGATACCAATGCATCCGGCTGGGTTGCATCAACATATGATGTAACTGTGGCAGTTAATAAATCGTATACACACAACTTTGCACTATATGCATCAGATGGACTAGGTGGTGACGGAGTGAGCCACATGTTCCTCCAATCTGATTTCAAATTGTTTGACTTTAGAGCAAATGGGAGAGGGTTCGCGCTCGGCAAAACATCCGAAAGAGATGCATTTGAATGCGACTTAGACATGGTTGTAACGAAAGGCGCAGAATTTAAAAAAGAAACAGTATTCAGAGGCCCCACTAGAGGACATAGAAACGGAGTGGTAATTATCGATATCGAAATCGCTAAAAACTCTGTACTAATGGATTCGGCTAGGTTTCCCGGCGCAAAATATATATTTGAACTAGCACTACCTAGAGATACGGTAGGAGAACAAATAGATGAGAAATGGCTCCCAGAGCTATATCCTGAAAAGATTTGCCCAGAACTATATCCTATATGTGCACTAGAGACAAACACAGAGTCGGGGCTGTACGAGCAATCAGCTAACGATATCTACCTTAAGGTATACCTAACGAGAGAACCTAAAGAAGACATCAGAATTAATTGTAAGTTTACAAAATCTATGAGCCTAGAGGCTCAGAACGCTGCAGGAGGTAATTAATGAGCATAGGTTCAGTACATGGAGCAACAAAAGAAATAAAAACCGCAACAAAAGATGTGGTTGTGGCTACAAACGGCGGAGTAGCAATGAGGTCTGTATCAGAATTAGAATTAGGAATACCTTCGGATAGCAAAGTGATACTTGCACAAGTTCATCCAAAACATAGAGCAGGAGTAGATGATGTATGGACTGCGGTATTTTACGGGTATTCTTGGGATGATCAAAAAAGAAGTGTCGAAATTGCGGTAAACGGAAGACTAACAGGGTTGCAAAAACAAGAATTTGAAGTAAATGTTTTATACTACTAGGAGGAAGTTATGATAGGTATAGCACATGGGGGGTAGAACAAAAACCCAAGAACGCGTTACGCTGGGCGGTACGTGGACTGCGCCGCATAATGGAACACTTGTATGCGATGGACGAGCACAAGCTGACTCGGCATATATTTTCATCAAAGACAAAAATATTGATGCATATATCGGAATGCACACTATAGAGTTCAACCAACACTATGGTACGATAACAGTGCCTGTAGTAGCAGGGCATGTGTATGAAGTTAGACGAGGGTCATGGCAAGTTCAAAGCGATTTATTCATATACGAATCGTAATTTTGTTAATCGACTACCATGCTGTAGTAGGATGTACTGGAAACGTCATCAACTGTTAAGTTGGTGGCGTTTTCTGCATTATGAAGAGAGCGAAAACGCACAAGCAAAAGTGTAATATGTAATAAAAAAGAAAACCGGGAGGAAGGCATGGCAAATAAAGATCCATTCAAAAGCGCATACAGCGAACAGATTGCGGCGCTTGTTCAGAAAGCACAGGACAACACAGCTAATTTCAAGTACGATCCTATGACAGACGCGTCATATCAGGCTCTTGCTAAAGAATATGCAAGACTTGGAGATAGAGCTAATGAGAATACAATTGCAAATCAGGCAGCGTTAACTGGCGGAAGGGCAAGTTCTTATGCAGTAAGCGCAGCAGCGCAGGCACAGAATCAGTACAATCAAGCTCTAACAGATAAGATACCAGAGCTTGAACGTTTAGCATATGACAGATTTAACGCAGATAGAAACTATGGCTTAAATCTGCTTGGGACCATGAAGTCACTAGATGATTCGTCATATAGTAGATTTACTGATCAGAGAAACTTCGATTACCAGCAGGGAAGAGATAATGTCGCTGACCAACACTGGGATAAAACATTTGATTACCAGAAGTTGCGAGACAGCGTTGCTGATTCACATTGGGACAAGAATTTTGATTACCAAAAACAAAGAGACAATGTATCAGATAGTCACTGGGAAAGAAACTTCAACTATCAGCAAGGAAGAGACAGCGTGAGCGACTCACACTGGGAAAGAGAGTATCAGTTAAAAAAAGACTCAGCCTCTAGAGCAGGTCGGCGCTCTGGGGGCGGTAGACACGGCCGAAGAGGAAGAAAAGGAAGGGGGCGCAGCTCTCAGGAACAGTCAACACAGGTTGTATCATATGTTCCTAGTGTTGCTGCTCAAATTGCCCAGAATGCAGCGAAAGGGATTTTAACAGGTAAAGCAAAAAAAGGTAAGTCAGTTAAATCTCAAACGTATAAAAAGGCTGCCAAGATGGGGTACGCTCCTATAGCGTTTAGAAGAAATACACCTGCAGAGGCAAGAGCAGCTGCAAGAAAAGCAGTTAAGAAAATTATCTACGGAGATAATAAGCATTATGTAAGCAAAGATCCTGTAAGGCGTGCGAACGATATATTCAACAATACACAGATGGCAGGTGTAAATAATAATTCGGATAGACGTGCGCTGTATGCTCTTAAAGGCTTAGTTGAATCTAAAAAATCTGACTTGCTTAATGCAGCGTGGACTGTTACTTCAACACCTACACTCGATCCTAAGAGTATGCACCAGGATCTACAGAGATACAGCGAACTAGGATATATCAAGAATGGAATGCTAGACGCCGACAAACTGTCAAAAGATGCTAGAGATGCATTTAGTGGATTTTATAAATACGTTGAGAAAACAAGGCAAAAAGCTGAAGCGCTTAACTACATGGCGAAAGAAGCAGGTATTTATAAAACAGAACTGCAGTATGATACCAAAGCCGGCAAGTTCAAGAGAAAGCTATACTTAAAAGATAAAAACGGTAACGAACCAAGAACGGGCGTAATTGAAAAGCCTAGCGCTGGTCAGAAGTTTGCTATAGATATTGCGCAAGGAACGCTAGGCTTCCTTGCTGATTTAGCTGTAGGCAAATTTACAGGTGTAGGAATACTACCTGTAATGGGCGTAAATGCATTTGGACAAGGCGCAGGAGATGCGAGAGCTGCAGGCGCTGGCATCTATTCTCAGTGGGGAGCTGGACTAACAAACGCAGGAATCAATATCGGAACTGAAAAAATGTGGAGTACATCAAACATCATGAGAAACTCTACAGGTAGAGGACTCTTAGATAATGGTGCTGAAAAGTTTGCTAACAAAATGGCTGCTAGATTCGCAAAGGGAACCGCTGCTGATGAGATAAGATACAAAGCAATTAAGCTTGGTCTAGCTGCCTCGACCGAAGGTGTAGAAGAATTTATAAATGCGATTCTCCAGCCAATATCAGATAGATTTTACGACCCTGATGCATTTAAGAAAATAGCAGAGAATCCTACAGGGTATCTTGCAGACGCTGTTTATCAAGGAATAGTAGGAACGGCAATAGGTGGAATAGTTGGCGGTCCTAGTGGTGTTAATATGAATATTGAACTGTCTGCAGAAGACAAGGAAAAAATACTGCAGGCAGGCCTTGCTATGTCTGAAAAGTCCAGCGCAAACAATTTCGCTAGGTCAATTGACAAGAATAGACTTAAGGGCGGTAAAGTTCTAAACAACGCTATTCTGGATTTAAAACATAAAATTGAATCCGGAAGAGAATTAACAGAACATGACCAGGTGCTTTTAAGCGCTGCAAAGAAATCGCGCATAAGAGGCGCAGAGAATGTATCCGGTAGTTTTATTATCAGATCCGAAGAAGGACTAAACACTGAATATGATAGAGAAAAGGCATCCGTGCTTTTAACTCAAAAAGTTGCGAACAGAGAAAAAGAAGTTAGGAAGTACTTGCAAGATGCAGATACTCCTAAAAAGACTATTGATGAACTGTCATTCCCAGTAGCCAGGATATTAGAGGGAACAGGAAGTAGCGCCGATGTAGAAAATGTACTATTCACAGTAGATAATAATCCAGCTCTTGAATTAATCCAGAACGAAACAACGCAGGATTTAAACATAGGGCTTCTGCCTAGGATGAACAATGGAATGATAATGGGCGGTGCTAGAGAAACGCAGAGCTTCAAGAAAGAGCTAAACTCTTTCATGGAAGCGAGATACGAGAGCAACGTTGAAGAAATATTGCCAAAAGCAAAGGACGCAGCAAAAAAAGAAATGCTGGCATCTATTGGCATGAAAACAAATCCAGAAATAGAAAAGCTGTTCGACGAAGGCGCAAAAAATGTGAAGGAAGGCGAAGAGTTTATAAACTATGCACACGCATTTAATTACTTCTACGATTCTGGAAGAAGAGGATTAGACTACAAGAATCTTGACAAGGCTATATTCCAAAGTGAGCTAGTACCTGCAGATATCCGTAAAAAGATATATGAGATAGGAAAAGCTGAGAGAGAAGATAACAACATCATTACAAACAAGTCAAAGCTACCGATAGGATTTAAAGTCGGAAGAGTAACGCTTGGTGAGAACGTGAGCATGAGTAGTTCTATGATTAACGCATACAGAACACTCGCTAAGTCTTTTGGTGTTGAAATATCTCTCGAAGAGAATATCAAAGATTCAGAAGGTAACGAAGTAAACGGCTATTATAAGAACGGAACTATCCATATTTCCATGAAATCAGATAGCCCCGTTATCGATGTTCTGAAGCACGAGGTAACACACCATATCCAGGTTAGTTCACCTAGGCAGTATGCAGCATTTAAAAAGTATGTGCTTGATGAATTCTATAACTCAAATCTTGCTGAGTATGAAAATAAACTCAACAAGTATATGAATGACTACAAGGACATATCACGTGCCGAAGCAGAAGATGAATTGCTAGCGGATGCTACAGATGTTTTTTGGAAGGGCGATGCTGATGCAGAAGCAGCAGTTAAAACACTTGTAGAAAAAAATAGAAGCCTTGGAGAAACAATCCTCAAGGCTATTAAGTCTACAGTAGATAAGCTAAACACATTAAGCAAGAATGTTATAAACGCATTAAAAGGGGAATACCGCGGTAAGTGGCTTGAAGAACTAGGAATCCTTGAAAAAGCACAAGAGATGTGGACTAATGCTTTGATGAATCCTGAAATAGATAAATTTGAAGAGGCTGTTAATAATAATGATGAAATCAAATTCATGTATAAAGGTAAGGATTCAGAGGGTAGAGATGTTTTCTCAATTTCTAGCAAAACGAAAAAGCTCACAAAAAAAGAAAAGCGAACAGAATTAACGGAGAGATTTAAAAACGGAGAAGTATTAACTGTTGAATTCGATAACGGCAAAGGTAGAAAGTATACAGCTAAGCCACATGAGGATTTTGCAGGAAAGAATTTTTACGGTGACAAACAAACAAAATCGATTAATGCATTTAATAAAAAGGTGAATCTATTCTATGAAGGGGATTTATCGAAACTGTTACAGAATTCAGAATACATAAGACCTGGAGATGAAAAGAAGGAACATAAAAATGTAATCAAATGGGAGTACTACAAAAAAGAAATTGTAATAGGAGAAACGCCGTATAAATTATTGATTAATGTGCAAAACCGAACTGATGGGGATTTTATTTACAACATTAAATTCGAAAAAATAAAAAAAGACCAACATTGGCAAGCTATCAATGAAGATAGTAAAAATAACGCCCATGTTGGTATTGATAATGTAAATTTATCACAAAACAACGAAGAGGTCAAGGAAAAATACCAGAGAAAAAACAGTATCTTCGATATCCCTAACAATCAGCAAGCTGATTCTAACACCATCAGGCAGCTTAACAAGAAAATCGATGCACTGATTCTAAATCAGACTAAAACAAAGGGAACCATACCTAAAAGGTCATCTGTTGTTAGCTACCTAAAAGAACTAATAACAGAGGTCGGTTCAGATGTAAAAGCAGAAGATTTACGTATTGATTATCACAATCTTTATAAAGCAGCTAAATCAGGTGATGATGCAACGAAAGAGAGGTTATTAAACGAAATAACAAGAGAAATTGTTAAAAATACCTATGAGACTAATCGCGTATCTCCAGAAATAAGGGATATACAGAGATATCTCAAAAATATGACTATCTCTATCGATGAAGATTTAGAAACAGAAATCAAGAATAGATACGGCACATTTGGAAAGTTTAAAGATTCTATCGATGGTGCTTTCAAAATAAAACTGAATAAAAATATCGATAGAATGGAATATGCCGTTCCTGTTGATGACATGCTGTCTGAAATGAGCGAGCTGTTCGGAGATACTATCAAGGTTGACGGAAGAAGCCTAGACGACGTTACAGATTTTGTTACAGCTCTAGCTACAATTGCTGAATATGCATCAGTAAAAGATAATAAAGTTTATCTTTTTGATGGCGGTGCAAACCTAACTCAGTACACCGAAAAAGAAATTGCTGAATACGAAGATGAACTAATAAAGGATGTTAAAGCCAATCTAGAAGCTAGCCTTGGCGAGATTAAGCCTGTCGTTACTTATGCAGATAAGCAAGAGGCAAAAATCAGCAAGCTAAAAGCTAGCATGAAAAGAAGTGCTATGGATAAGCCAGAGCAAGCAAAGTCAAAGAAGCTTGTAAACAAGCTGATTGATGACACAGGCTCAAAGTTGCCGGCAGAAGATGCTATGAGAATCTATGAAGAGGTTTGGTCGGCCGTGCACCAGGCAACACCGAACGCTAGTGCAGCATATTCTGCAGCTGCGAGGTTATCAAATGCACTCCTTAATTCGAATGAGAATAATATAAAGGAAAACCTACAAACCAAGAAGCAAGTAATAGATCTACTCAGCGTAGGTAAAATTTATATTTCTCCAGAATTAGCAAAGAAACTAAACTACCAGGAATTAAAGGCTAGATACGGCCATGCGTTAAGATTTACAACAGATATCAATAGCGAGCATACAATGCCTGCTGAACTGGTATATGACTTCTTCCAAAATAAACTAGGTGAGAAATACCCTGAGTTATTCGCATCAGATGCATCAGATGCAGAAGAGGCTGTAAAGAACCTGTGTAACGCTGTAGATATGGTTGAAACATCTGCAGAGACAGACGGTCTAATTAATGGTGAATATAAAAACGTTGCTAGTGATATCACGGAATTAATACTAGATAGCGCAATTTCTATGAAGCCAGAAATGACCTATGCAGATAAACAGCAGGAGAAGCTTAAAGCTGCTGTAAAGGAAGCAAGAAACAAAATAAAAGAAAGGGAGACTATAAAGAGGCAGAAAGCAGAAAAGAAACATGAAGAGGAAATAGCAGAAAAAGACAAGGCTATAGAAGAACTCGAAAGCGCTATCAAAGAAGAAAGAGAGTCAGTAAACGAGCTAAAGCGAGATTTAAGAAAAGAGCGCAGCGAACTGAATAGAAAGAGCAAGGCGATTAATAGCATTAAGTGGTACTCTAACAAATTATCAAACAAGCTGTTAAAACCTACCAATACGCAGTTCATGCCGGAAGAGTTTAGGAAATCTATCGCAAAGGTTCTATCTGAGATGGATTTTTCTACAGATCGTGGCGACGCGTTCTATGAAACGCACGGATATAACAAGACCTATGAAAACTTCATGGAGTTAAAAAACGAATATCGCAAGGTGCTTGAAGAAAAGAACGACGGCGACAGTACGTTTAGTTTTGTTGAGGATGAAGACTTTATGAATCAAATCGATTCAGTTCTTGAGTCTTTAAAAGAATCAAGGCTTGTCGATATGGATGCAGACACAATCGAAAGCGTTAGGGATGTAATTAGAGGTTTAGACAGCATTATAAATAAGCATAACGATATGCTTAAGTACGACCAGTACAAAACAATTAGTGAAACAGGAAATGCGGTAATTAGTGAACTCAGCAAAAAAGCAGAAAAGAATCGCTATGCTGGCGGAGCTAGTGCTGTATCTAAGTTTATATTCTCGAGAAATATTAATCCGGCAGATAGATTTGCTGTACTGGGTGGCACGCTCAATAAGCTGTTTAAAGAGATAACAATCGGATTTGATGATCACGCAATGAATGTTAAAGGCGCTCAAAATGAATTTCAGAGAATTCAAGAGGCTGTAGGCGAAGATACATTTAATACTATCTGGGAAGATTCAAAAGTAGAATCATTTAAGCTAGAATCTGGGAAAACCTTAAACCTAACTCGTGGGCAGATGGTGACATTATTACTTCTTAGCGAAAGAAAACAGGCACTAGAACACATTCTTACTGGTGGTATTCAGACCGCAGAGGTTAAACCGAAAAAACTCGGTAAAAATACTGTGCTTAGAAAAAGCTCCGTGCAGAGGGAAAAGATAACACGTAGTGATATTATAAATATCGTTAAGAGCTTATCTCCGGAAGAAATAAAGTGTGCAAAGATGATTCAGCATTACCTTAATACAACGGTATCTGACTGGGGAAATGAAGTATCCATGAAAGTATGGGGATATAACAAGTTTACAGAAGAAAAGTATTTTCCTATCAAGATTGCAAGAGAAACTGTAGATGCTAATGTTGAAGAGGCAGCGGTAACTAAAATTATCAATCCAGGATTTGCAAAGAAGACGAAACCATCAGCAAAGAATGCGGTTGTGCTAGATAACGTATTAAGTGTCGCATCAAATCATATAAGCGCTATGAGTGCGTACCAGGCACTATCTATGCCGTTACAAGACCTAGAAAATGTATGGAACTATAGAGGGTATGGAGAAGCTGGCATAATTAAAGGCTCTGTTAGAGAGGCAATCGAACGTGCATATGGTAGAGAAGCCAACGAATACATAGAGAAATTCCTAAAGGATGTAAACGGCAATATCGCAAAAAGTGAGATGCCTATCACAACCAAGATTATAGGAACAGCAAAGCGTGCTGCAATTGCAGCCAACGGAAGAGTAGCTATGCAGCAGCCTATGTCAATCGTTAGAGCGTCCGCCGTGATAAATCCAAAATATCTAGCTAGGAGCAAGTATTCGCGTGATGCGGTAAAAGAGATGCAGCAACACTCAGGTGTCGCTGTGTGGAAAGACCTAGGCTACTATTCAACAGACGTAGGACCAAGTCTTACCAATGCTATGATTAACAAGGAAAATAAACTAGAGAAAGTAACACTTGATATGTACGGTTTCCTTGATAATATGACATGGGGTAAAATCTGGGGTGCTTGTAAGCTCAAAGTTGAAGACACAATGAACATCCACGAAGGAGACGAAGGATACTGGCAAGCAGTAAACGAACAGTTTAGAGAAGTTGTGTATAGAACTCAGGTATTTGACTCTGTACTATCAAGGTCCGAACTAATGAGGCAAAAGGATGTAGGATCATCAGTGTTAACAGCATTCTTATCAGAGCCAACTAAAACGCTGTCGCTGTTCATTACTAATCAGCAAATTGCAAAGCAGATGTATGACGAGGGCAATGTAGCAGAAGCTAGAAAGCTAGTCGCAAAACAGTTTGGTTGGTTTATATCGTCGGCGTCGGCAATGGCGGTTATGAAATCTTTTTATGATGCTGCAATAAGACACATAGCGGACGATGATAAAAAGGACAAGAATATCGTTGAACGATTCCTCGATGCGCTTCTAGGAGAGAACAAACTCCATACAGACGGAAATCTATTTGGGGAACTAAATCCTATAGCTATGCTACCTGTAGGGAAAGATATCCAGTCGGCACTACAAGGATATACACCATCAAGACTAGATATGTCCCTATTTGTAAAAATTAGTGACGCATACAAGGCGTGTATAGATCCTAAAAATAGTCTAGTTACAAAACTTGAAAAGATTGCTAATGCTGCAGGTGTGTTCTTTGGGCTTCCTGTGGACGTAGTTTATAGGGATTTAAAGGGCTCGTTTACATATTTAGCATCAATACACGACTTTTTCACCGGTGAAAATACAAAACAAGATTTGCTGATGGACTTCGCGAAAATCGAGAAAACATACAAGGGTAATAAAGGCTACTTTAAAAGCGTTGCGACCGACTCCGAAAAGTACGATAGCGAAACGAGAGAAAAGGCAGCTAAATACATTCTTGAAAACGATAAAGAATACACAAGAGAGAAAATCGATAAAGAAACGATTAATCGCATTAAGAGAAACCATAATGATGAAATGGATAACTTTATCAAGAAAGGCAAGAATGAAGAGGCTGAAAAACTTGCAAAGAGTCTTGCAGCGAGAAATAGCATGTTAGATGCAGAGGAGTATTTGCAGCAGCGTATTAATAAGGTGAAGACTGATCAATTGAAGAAGATTGAAAATGCCCTCATGAAAGGTAACGTTGAAGAGGCTGAAAAGTTTGCAAACAAATTTAACAAGATGAATATCAATGTTCAAGGCGAGCAGTACACCTCTGATGTGGCTATGGAAAAATCAAAAGAGTGGATACGAAAGGAATATCTCAAAGGGGTTATTGGTGGTTTAAAAGCTCAAAATAACTTAAAGGTTGAAAAACAACTCGCAAAGATAGAACGCATAGACCCAACAAATACCGATTTTCAGCGTGAAGAGGTGCTGTATAGTGCAAAACAAAGCATAAGATATAGCTACTATCCATATATCAACAAGGCTCTTGCTCGTGGAGACATTGAAACGGCAAGAGTATATGCGCAGAAAATAGAAGCTCTCTATCCAGGAGACCGCAAGTATACCGCAGATGCTGTCATTAAAAGGAGCTATAAATACGCTACAAGGAATAAAAGGAAGAAGAAAAGAAGGTAGATTTTGAGGCTGTCGAAATGACAGCCTCATTTCTTTTAAAATTACTAAAGTAGAATTTATAGAAAGTGTAGGAGGCACATATGGATAAAAACAAAAGAACTAAGCTAAGAGATGGTATTGCAATGATCATCACAGGTGTAATCGCTGTACTAATGGTATTTGGGGTTAATGTCCCAGTAATTAGCGACACAGTGATAGGTAAGGTAGCATATGTAATTGCATTTGCGATATCGTATGCGGTGAATCATTACTTCAATCACAACTACAGTGAAGAGGCGAAGCAATCACAAGAGTTGCTGGATTACTTAAAGGAAGCTAAAAAAATAAACGAATACGTACAGCATGTTGATAACTACGTAAATAAACAGCCTGTCATAGAGGCAAATACAAATGAAGAGGTTATCAACGAGGAAAAGACAAGCGAAGATAACGAGGATGAAGAGGAAAGCGAGGCGAAAGGCTAATGGCAACAAGGCAGCAGTTCGTACAGACGGCAGTTAGTTATCTCGGAGCGGTTAGAGGTTCAGCTAAACATCGCCGCCTTATCGATATTTTTAACCAGCATAAACCAGATGGCTGGCCAATGAACTATGTTGCACCGTGGTGCGCTGCGTCTGTGTCCGCTTGGGCATACGAGTTAGGAATTGGAAATCTAATCCCGGTCAGCGCAAATTGTGGAACAATGGTTTCTAAAGCTAAGCAGATGGGCATATGGCTTGAAAACGATTCATACACTCCGAGTCCTGGAGATCTAATCCTGTATGATTGGCAGGATTCCGGATATGGCGATAACGTAGGTGGACCAGACCATGTAGGCGTGGTCGTATCTGTTGGTGGCGGAATGATTACCGTTATTGAAGGAAACAAGGGTGCAGCGTCCGTTGTGGGATATAGAAGCGTACCTATCAACGGCAGATATATAAGAGGGTTTGTGAGACCGAATTTTGATGGAGTAAGCACAGCACCGCAAAGCGCTAGCTCTGGAGACTATGGGCTATATCATGTTAATTCGTCTGTTGGTCTTAATGTAAGAAAAGGACCCGGAACAAACTATGCTAGGATAACTACATTATCGAATGGCACGCCGCTTCGAATTGTAGAAATGAGTGGCAACTGGGGTAGATCCGTAGGAGCTGGTGGCTGGGTTTGTATGGACTATCTCACGAAATCAGGAGCAACATCAGCGCCTACATATACACCTAGTAACACGAGTGCATATGCTGTAGGTAGAACATATCAATTAATTTCTGATATGCGCGTAAGAACTGGTCCAGGAACAGGATATAGGCAGCGAGCATATTCCGAGTTGACCGCAGACGGAAAGAGACACGCACTCGCTGGAAGCCTAGCTTGCTTGCGTGCAGGTACCCAGATAACCTGTTTAGAAATGCGAGGAGATTGGATGCGAATTCCATCAGGATGGATTTGCGCTCGCCAGGGAAGTAAGGTGTATATCAAATGATGATAACAGCATGCAACTCTGCGATGGGTACAATTATTGACTTGATTATCGGAGCTATTGTCGGTATGCTAGGAGGGTACATAAGGTACTTGATAAAGAAACAAAAAGCAGAAGACAGTGTGAGAGAATGTCTTGTAGAAGGCATGATGTGGATTCTCCACGATATCCTAGAACCGATGTGCGATGTAGTTATAAATCGAGGCTTTGTATATCTAGACGAATACGAGAACCTAAAATCAAGGTTTGAAATATACGAAGGATTAGGCGGAAAAAACGGAATCAAGCAAAGAATGGTAATGATAGAGATGCTACCGAAAAAACCAAGAGGATGTGAATTAGAGTGATTTTGATAAAACGTGTTGCAAAAATCAATGTAAGTATTGAAAAATACACGATTTAGAATTAACTCGTAATGAAGTGGTTGCGAGTTCGATTCTCGCCAGCAGCTCCAAAAGTAAAAGCCTTGAAAGCGCCTTCTGATTGGCGGATTCGAGGCTTTTTACATTATCTAATTCACAAAATGTGTATGCATCGTCTTCCACTGCCTAAGCTTGATGCTCACCCAGAATCCATAGATTCCAAAAGTTACAATTGTAAGCAGAAGCCATTTTATCCAGTTTCCAAATAGCTGCACAGCGGTACCATCAAATTCTAGGCGCCTACCTTCTATGACAGTGTGCTTTATTTCCCAGTTGTAAATCATGCAGTACGCCCAAGGGAGACAAATTCCGAGGGTTGCAGTTGTAATAAGGGTGCCAAGAATGCTGTAGCCAATAAGCTGAAATAGTCCGCCATCAAAATAAGATTCTTCGTGATTCATAGTTCAGTTCCTACTTTAATTCTAATAGTAATTTTGCATGAGTTGTAGATTATCACTTATGAGGGTCTGTGTAAATAGGGTAGATAACATTTTTTATTCCTGTTATCCAATAGAAAATGATGAAAATATATGATAACTAAATTGGAGGCGAGCAAACCTTATTAACCGATAAAATACTTGAAAATACAACATCCGTAATATAAAATTATTCTATTATATGATACATATTTTTTAAGTGAGAGGTTGAAATGGAAAGAAGGAACTATAACTCAATACTGGCGTTTATATGTAGCAGTCTCGTGTTGCTATTTTTTTTGGCCGTATTTTGTCCAATTAATGTAAACGCAGATGACGAAAATCCAACATGGGATGCTGAGAGCGATAAGGTATATTATCTATCACTTCCGTCAACAGATGGTTCACATAGTGATTGCACTCTCGTTCAAAGCAACGGCAAGTTCGGTATGATCGATGCGTCAAACCCTAGCGAAT